CTGCGTCTGGCTTCGCGGCAACGGGAGCTTTGTGCAGGTCCGGTTTCCGTCGGCGCTTTGCACAAAGTATGACATTACGTCGCAGGACGGCGCGGAAATCGCGATTGCGATCGAAATCGAGGCTCGGCTGGATATGACGGTCTCGGGCGCACAGATTGGCGATAGCCCGTACCGGATTGAGTACATCGCGGCGGTTTGAGTTTTCACCCTGTCACCGGACCTGATCCCATGACATTGATTGACCTGGATGCGTTGGTTTCGCCCGATCGGTTGCCGAAGGTGCGGCTCTTTGGGCGGGAGTTTGTGGTGCGACCGATGACAGGCGCGGCGGCGCATCGAATTGCGGCGGTGCAGACGGACGATGCGAGCGGCGCGGGGATGTTTACGGTGCTGCTCGAAACGGTCGGGCGCTCGATTCCGGAGCTGTCAAAGAAGGAGCTGGACGCGTTGACGGTGGAGCAGGTCATGGCCCTGGTGCAGTTGACGCGGGGCCAGATTGCGGACGTCGAGTCGATGCTGGCCGCGCAAAATGAGGCACCAGCGGCGGGAAAGTAACAGGCGCGGCGTCCGGAGTGTCGGTGTCCTGGACGGCCGTGCAGTACGTGACGCGGGTGATTGTTGAGGTGGCGCAGGAGACGGGGCAGTCGGTGCGGACGGTGGCGGGGGAATCGTTCGCGTTGACGTTGTGGACGTGGGGCGAGTTGGCGCGGATACGGAAGGAGGCGCAAGTAGATCGGATGGGGGAACGCACGGACCTCGCGGGATTAGTCGCGGTGGCGTTCCATAAGCCGGAAGATTTGCAGAAGGCTGAGTTCCGGTATTTGGCGGCGGCTGGCACGTTGTCGCAGATGATGGACGCGACGCGGGATCGGATGCGGGACCAGATGGCAGCAGTACAACGGGCGATTGCGGCGCGGGATTCTACGGCGACGGGGTGAGGGATGGACGTCTTTGCATTAACGATGCGGCTGAAGGAGGAAGGGGCCGCGCAGGTCAAAGCGTCCGTTGATAAGCTTAAGACAAGCCTCGATCAAACAACGGCCAGCGCACAAAAGCTAGATACTGGTGCGACGACGTTACGCGAAGCGCAGCGCAAATGGGCCAGCGAGACGCGAGGTCTTGCATCGTCAATGGCGTCTGGCAATATGTCGTTGTCGGACGCATCGAAGCGATATGATGATATGATTGCAACGATGGCGGTTGCAAATCAAAAAGGTATCGAACAAAAAGCGGTTGTTGAGAAAGCAACCGGTGCTATGGCAGGTCAAAATTCTCAGGTGCGGAGTCTTAGAGATACGCTTGTCACGTTAGCAAGCGAAACATTGGGCGCGAATGCAGCCGGTGTCAGATTGACCAGCACGTTAGGAAGTATGGTTGCTGGACAAGCTTTGATTGTTGGTGTTCTTGCTGGCGTTGCTGCGATTTCTGCTGCATATGATGCATTAACTGCGGATACGCGCAAATTGACAGAAGAACAGGATAAAGCTGTAGAGGCGCTTAATCGCGTAGCTCGTGCTCAACAATTTGGTGTTGGTGGAGAACTAGTATCACAAATTGACATCGCCAACAAAAAACTTAAAACGCTAAAAGACGAATTAAAGGCTGCTCAAAAACAATCAATTACACCTATTGTTGGTGGCGATATTGGTACGTTACCAAATCAAAATGCTGCGGAAGTTGCTGCGGCAAAAGAACGTGTTCGTGTTCTAAAAGAACAAATAGCAGCCGGTGAACGCGAACTGTTAAACGAAGTCAATGACGCCAACGCACGGTATTCGATGGAGCGATCGGAGCAATTGCGGTCGTTAGTCGAGGCCAATCGTGCGACGTTGGCCGAACAAGAAGAATATGCGCGTCGCCGCGTCAATATTGAGCAGCAACTTGCGGATAAAACGTTATCGGCAGCTAAGCGGTTGCAGATGATTGAACAGTTGCGGACACTGACGCCGAAAGAAAAAAAGCCAAAAGCCGAAAAAAAACCGCTCAAGTTGGCCGAGGTATCAGATATTGGATCGGCATTTGCTCAATTGCGGGGCCGTATTCCGTTGCAGGAAATCACGATTCCGGTGATGCCAAAGATTGAACTGCCGCCAGAAATGGAAGGCGGGAAGGCGGGAGTCTTTGCCAAAGTGGGCGCGGATTTTGTGAACGGCTGGGCCGAAATGATGGATTCGGTCGGCGATCAACTCAGTAATATCCTGGTGGATAGCGTGGCGTCGGCGTTTGAAAACCTAGCCGCGACGGGCGGGTCGTTGAAGTCGGCGTTTAAGGTGTTGACGTCGGGTCTGTTGTCTGGTCTTGGCGGTATGTTGATTGAGTTCGGACGGTATGTCATCGTGGCGGGAAATTTGATGGCACGGGTAAAGGAATCACTTGCAAGCATGAACCCGGTCGCTGGCATTGCCGCAGGTCTGGCAATGATTGCAATCGGTGGCATGTTGCGCGGCGCGGCGTCTCGATCGTTTAGCACGCCGAGCGGCGGCGGCGGTGGGGGCGGGGGATATTCCGCAGGGATGCCAACGGGGAGCATGGCCTTTGCCACGCAGTATTACGGGCCAACCGCGGCTGGATCGGCCAATACGATCGAGCGGATCAATCCGGTCTCGGTCACGATTATCGGGCCGAATGATCCCGCGGCACAGCGGCAGATGCAGGAGTTGATCCGGAACGCGAACCGGCGAGGGAGCGTCTAATGGCGTCGATCACGTTTAACGATGGGGCGTCGGCAACGCTCGATAATGGGTTGACCAGCACGGCGTCGGGGGTCGGGTCACGGTTTGCGTCCTGGACGCCGTTTACGCGGCGGGTAGGCGAACGGGCGACAACCCTGGCGACAGGAGCCAGCTTTGCGTTCACGTTCCGGATCGACTACGGCGCGACGTTTCAGATGCGGGAGTTGCCGAATACTACGCAGTCGGTGGCGATGCGGTTGATCCGGCACCTGCAAGGTGGCGGGACGTGTACGGTGACGACGGGCGACGCGGCGGCGCGGGTCTATAGCAACTGTTCGATTGATCCCGAGGGCGACGTCACGCTGGAGTTTCAGGACGCGACGTACCTGACGTATACCATGAACCTGGCGCTGATTAACCTATCAGCTGCCGATATGCTCTGTCTTTACGATTAACCGGTAACGTACCAGATGCCGCAGACCGTTGAATATCGCCTGACGATCCGCAACGCCTCGACGGTCACTGATCCGAACGGGACCGCGGACGAGTTGGTGGTTACCAGTATCCGACTCGGGACCAATCCGTATATTGCCGCCGCGCCGTCGGGTGACGGAACGGAGATCGATCCGTTGACGGGGGCGACCCGTACCGGGGCGTACGTGGTCGAGGTAGTCGATGCGAATACGGGAACGGATGCGACAGGGACGATTCGGGTCGTTACCAACAAGCTAGAGGACGCGACGTACCGGCAGCAGTTGCTCTCGCGTCGGGCGTACGTGGACGTGATCCGCGATAGCGGGGCGTCGTCCCGTCTGATTGCGGGATATATTAGCAACATCCGGCTGATTTCGCCGATGCGTTATGCCATCACGGTCGGCGATACGCGACGGGTGGAGCGGACGCAGACGATTTTTCAGGGCGCGGCGTTGGGCAGTTATACGACCCGCGGGTGTTTCCTGGGGGGACCGGTCACGCAGGATTTTGGCACGATCAAGTCCCGCGGCGGGTGGGAATATACGCTGACAAATATTGGGACGTCGATGTGGGAAGCGACGTTTGTTCGCGGGTACGGGCCAAAGGGGACGACGCCAAACGAGAAGGATTGGCGCAAACTGATTAATCCTCGGGCGCAACAAGTCCTGACCAGCTACACCCAACCGAACCCGTTTTCGAGTGGCGGCGCACCGAATACGTACGATTTCTGCTTTGCGTCAACCGATACGCAGGGAAATATCACGGACGGGGTGGTCGCGTTTATTGGCAGTAGCGCGACCAACGCGGTGGCGACAAACGCGGTCATTGTGGATAGCTCGGAGATCGCGGAGGATAATCCGCTGTCGTCGGGTAAGTTGGTATTCTATTGGCCGTCGTGCCCGTACAGTTCGGGAAGCAAAGTCTATATCTCGCTGACGACGGCGAACGTGACGGAATCGTGCCCGTTGTATCTCGACGCGCATCCAGTGGATCTGGTGACGGCGATCTGGACGGCGGCGCGGGTGAACTACAACGCCTCGGGCGCGTGGATTACGACCGTCCGCAACCTGATCGGGGCCAACGTGCGATTGGCGTGCCGGTTTGCGGACGCGCCAAAGATGGACGAGTTCCTGACCTCAGCGATCTATGGCCCGTTTGGCGTGGCCGAGCGGACGGATAGCGAGGGACGGCAAGAGTTGGTTCCGGCGCGGATAAAGGTCGATACTTTGCCGACGTTGCAGTTGACAGCGGCGGCGATGCGCGGGTATGAGGAGGTCGTCTTTGATCTGGATGAGCAGACGGCGGTCTCGGGTATTCGACTGACGCAGCAACTTCTGGCACCGGCCGAGTTCTATTCCAACCCGATCAATGCGGGTGGCGCGGATCAATCGACGACGGATGACGGGCCGCTGGATGGCGTGACGGCGACGGAGTTTACGCAAACGGCCGAATACCAAGATCCAAATTTGGCGGTTTTTGCTGGCAAGGTGATTGAGTACAAGGTGCCGGGGATGATTCATACCGCGGCTGATTTTGTGCCGAATACAGGAAGCCAACTGGCGGCAATCGCGGTCGGGACGTTTGATCGGTTCGGGCGCGGCTGTCAGGCGGCAGAGGTTGCGGTGCTGCAAACGGCGGCGGTGGCGGCGGCGCAGGTTGGTGATGAAATCTATTTTGAAGCGCCACATTTCCCGAATAAGGGATATCGGATTGGCGAGTCGAATGTCGGGGCGCGGATTATGCAGGTCGTGCGGCGTACAGAAACGCCGGAGGGGCCGGTATTTCGCCTCCTGGATTCCGGGTTAGCGGCGCAGCCGGTCGCGCCAGCGGCCACGATTACCGCAACGCAGAATCCGAACGCGCCGAGCACGGTGGCGCGGTTTACGATTACCAACGCCGCGGCGATCAATGCGACGGGCGTGCTGCAAGTGCGGATCGAGTGGGCGACGGGCGCAAGTGCGCCGACCGGCAACGGGGCCGATTTCGCGTTGTATACGGCGGGTCAGGTGCCAACAGGTGCGGTCGATCTCCCGCCAGTAACGACGGCGGGGACAACGGTCTATGTCAGGGCGCGGACGGAACAAGCGGGGCGTCGGCCGTCGGCATGGACGGCATGGGCGTCGGTGGCCTTGGTCAATATTCCGACGCCTTCGGGCGCGGCGGTGTCGAATATTCGTCAGACGGCGGCGACGTTGACGTGGACCAACACGTCGAACACGTTGGCGCTGGCGGTCTTTGCCTCGCCGGGGATTGGGGCTCCCGCGTCCTGGACGCCGTATCGGGTAGGGACCCTTCCGGCGCGGTCCACATCGACGATTATTCGGAGCCTGACGGGACCGTCGGTCGCGTGGACGTTGGGCGTGGCGTACGAAACGGCGCAAGCGGTCGGGCCGGTGGCGTCGGTGGCGATGACGACCAACAGTACCCTCGATACGCCGACTCGTCCCGCGGGATTGGCGGTCATTCCTGGCGTCGATGACGCGACGTTGACGCAGGGGATTGCGTTGGCGCTCTGGGCGTCCGATCAAACGCTGGATTTGGTCATTCAGCGCAGCACGACCAGCGGATCGGGCTTTGCGACGATTGCGACGGTGGCAGGGTCGACGTCGGTGTACGTCGATCAATTGCCGCGGAACGGGACCACCTATTATTACCGGATCGCGCATACATTGGGCGGGTATGCGACCTCAACCTATACGGCCGAGGTATCGGCGACGCCTCGCGGCGTACCGCCGAACGTGGCCCGTCCTGGCGCGGTCGCGCCGGTCGTGCAGGTTGCGACGACGGAAGTCGGGACAACGGCGACAGTCACGTTGACGATTACCGATCCGCAGAATCGCGTGACGTTGGTGCGGTTCCGGGATCGGACGAACGGCGGCGCGTGGTCGGCGTGGACGAACGATAGCACGGTGCCGTACACGTACTCGGCCACAATTCCGTCTAGCGGATACGTGCAGATCGAGTATGAGGTGCAGGGATTTGACGCAGCGGGGACGTCGGAACAAGTCCTCGCGGGTGGCGTCGAATCGTTTGACCTTGGGACCGGCGCCAACATGGTGTCGGTGGTCGGGACGTTTACGTCAGCGTCGGCGATGAATTTGGCGATCAGCGCCGATTCAGATACGGCGTCGATTCGCTTCGCGACCAGCACGGTCAGCCAGCCGACGTTGGCGACCGTCCAAGCGCAGACGGCGATCAATCAGCGGAATTATTCGACCCTGCTTCCTGGGCCGTATAGCAGCGGGACGACGGTCTACGTATCCGTCCTCGGATACACGGCGATTAACGGCGGCGGGACGGAATCGGCGCTGTTTCAATACCAGTTTACCCGAGACGCGGGTGGATTGACGTATTCGCAGTGTATTGCGACGATGGCGGCGAGTTCGGCGACGCAAATCGTGGTGACGGTTACGGGGACGGCGGCGACGGGATCGCCGACGGTGCAGTTGGTGGCGGTCACGGGCTCGGCGACGTTGGCCAGCGGTGCGGCGATTGGCACACCGGTCGCGTCCGGATCGCAATGGACGTTTAACCGCGGCGCGGCGTTGGGTCAGCCTGGCGGGGCGCAGTTTCGGGCGGTACTCGCGGGGACGCAGAGCGACGATGATTTTATCGAGATCCCGGAACAGGGACGGGATACCACCTATCTTGCAAGCCGTGCGCGGGTGATTGCCACAACCGATACGACAGTCACGGCGCGATATGCGGTCGCCGATCCGTATCCGCAGGGCGCAAATACCGTCACGGTCGCCTATCAAAACCTTGGGTCGCCTGGGGTAACGCCAGCGAGCGGTGGGACGTTGACGCCTCAGGCAACGCTGACGGAGGCGGCGGGAACGTATATCGACTATACGATTACGCGACCGCCGTTTGGATCGGGGACGGCGCGGGTGACGTATACGGCGACCGCGGCCAATCGGGTGTCGGATTCGGACGCGGTAGACGTTCCCGCGGTTGAGCGGGATACGATCAGTCTGTCGGCGCGAGCGCGGGTCACGTCCACCACGGCGACGACGCAGGTCGTTCGCGTAGCGGTGGCCGATCCGCAACCGACCGTACCAATCACCTCAATCACGGGCGCGACCGTTACGACGAGCGGTCCGCATAATCAGACGGGGACGTTTACGGTCGTCATTTCTGGCAATAGCAACGCGGCGTATAACGGGACGTGGACGGCGACGGTATTGACGTCGATCACGTTCAACCTCAGCACGTCGTCGACGTCTGGCACGGGTGGGACGGCGGCGCCACAGAATTATTGCACGATCGCGTATAGCGTCACGGGCTTGGCGACGCCGACGCAAGTGGGTGGAGCGGCCCTTCCTGGCACGATCACAGTCACGCCGCAGACGGCGTTGAACGAAGCGGCGGGGACGTATTACGATTTCCAGATTACCAGACCGGCGTCGGCGCAGCCACCGGGACGAATCAACTTTACGGTAACGGCGGGTGGGCGAGCGCCAGCGGCTCCCGCGGCGTCAGTGGTGGCGCAGGATATTGTTGGGCCAAGCCTCAAAGTGGTGACCACGCCAGCGGCGTCGTTGTATTCGATGCTCATCACGTACGACGGAACAATCAGCTATTCGTTGGACGGGGTGGCGCAATCAACGGCGGGGTGGACGTCACCGTATGGGTTGGTAGTGGCGCGGAATGAGTATCTTGGGGCCACGCAGGTGGTGGCCCTATCCGTGGCGCGGGACGGGTCGACGGTTTCCGAAACGGTCAACGTGCCACCAAAGGATAACGCCAACGCCTCGATCACGATCGGTACGCAGACTGCGGATAACGTAAGCAATACGTACACGTTTACGTGGTCCACGTCGGGTATGCCGACGGGAACAACGTACGATCTGACGTACACGACGACGACGACCAGCGGCGTGGTCGAGCAGGGCACGCTGAATAGTCAAACGTCGCCGGTCAATGTGGTCTCGGCCTTTTCTATTGGCCTAAATCCAAAGTATCAAATGACGGTGACGGCGATCAAATCAGGGACGTTGGTGCTGGTCAAGAGTCGATCGGGGACATTCCTGGTCTAGCAGGTTTTACCTTTACCGCAGGAGGGCGCACCGGATGCGTCTACACTTGCTCGGGATTCCGCACACGGTCACGCATTCGGCGTGGTCGCATTGTGCGTTTACGCAAAAGGTGCGGCGGTTTGCGCCAATGGTTCAACCGTACGGATGGGAGGTCATCCATTACGGCGTCGCGGGGTCGGAATCCGGGGCGACGGAGGATGTCGTCCTGATGGACCAAGACGAGCATCAGGACCTGCTCGGGCATCCCTATAGCCATGACCAGCTCTACGGCGCGGACGCGGTAGACGGGTCCGCGGTCTATCGACAGTGGAACCTGTATGCGCGGAACGAGCTCGACGATCGCGTGGTCCCTGGGGATCTGATCCTGCTACCGTTCGGTCACGCGCACGCGGCGGCGATCCGGTCCCTTCGGGTATTGACGCAAGGCGCGGGGGCGATCGAGTCCGGGATTGGGTATTACGATACCCTGCTGCCCTGGCGCATTTGGGAATCGTACGCGGCGCGGCACGCGGCGATGGGGCGCGAGGGGCGGCATGGGGTGTCGATCGACTCGACGCGGTTGGAGTTTGTGGTGCCCAATTATTACGATGTCGCGGAGTGGCCGTTTGCTGGCGGCGATCGGTCGGACGCGCCGGTGGTGTTTATGGGGCGATTGGTTGAGGCGAAGGGATTGCCGATCGTCCTGGCGGTGGCGCGAGCGCGGCCGGACGTGCGGTTTCAGATTGTTGGGCAGGGCGATATTGCGGCGTTTGATCTGCCCAAGAATGTGGAATATTTGGGCGTCCTCGGCGCGGAACGGGCGGCGGTCCTGGGGGCGGCGCGAGCGATTATTGCGCCGAGTCGATACGTGGAGCCGTTTTGCGGGTCGGTGGTCGAGGCGCAACTTTGCGGGACGCCAGCAATCACGTCGGATTTTGGGGCGTTTGCGGAAACGGTGCAGCACGGGATTACGGGGTTCCGGTGCCAGACGGAGGGCGAGTTTATTCGGGCGGTCGATCGCGTCCTAAACTTGAATCGCGGGACAATCCGAAAACGCGCAGAACGGTTGTGGGCTGCGCCGCGGGTCGGTCGGTTGTACCATGAAGCGTTTGAGGTGGTGCGCGAGCGGTTGGCGTCGGGCGGGTTTCCGTTGGGGTGGTGACGGATCGAGTGTCAAGCGGGTCTTAGGTGGTGCGTTGCGTCACGATGGCGGGTTTTGCACATTACGCGAGAGTTATTCCCACCACCTTTACGGATCGTATGGCGATGACGCTCGATCATTCGGTATCTGCTACGGTTGCAGTGGTCTCGGGGGTCGGGTCGATGGCGATTCAGTCGGTCGCCGCGCCGAATTTGGTGCCGATCCTAGCGTTGACGGTCACTGTTTTGTCGGTCATCGTGGGCGGCGCGATTGCCTGGGGGATGATGCGGAAAACGACGTCAATGCTAGAAAAGGATTTGCGGCATCTGTCGGGTCAGATGGTCGAATTGATTAGCCGGATCGCCACAATTGAAGGCGAGTTGAAGGCGCGGAACCATTAACGGGACGCCAATGCCTGACCCTACGTTGCCAACAAAATTGGACCCGAAGCCGGACCCGAATAAATTTCGGCCAAAACCCAATTTGCCAAAGCCACCTGGACGGGAAGTCCCGTTGATTCGGGATCTGTCGGTGCTTGCGCCGCGGTTTCGATCGGCGCTAGAGCGGACGTTGGCGACGTTGACAGGTCTTGGGTTTGATCCGTTGGTCATTGAAACGATCCGGACGCCGGAACGCCAAGCGTGGCTCTGGGGATTTGGTCGGACGTATGACGACGGCCGCGGCGTGGTGACGGGCGCTCAGACCCATTTGCAGACGTGGCACGGGTACGGGCTGGCCGCCGATGTCATTTCCGCGTCAAAGAAATGGAACGCGCCGCTGGCATTTTGGGAGGCGTTGGGCCGGGAATGTGAGCGGCAGGGGCTAGCGTGGGGCGGCGATTGGGACGGCGATGGGGATTGGAAGGATGAACGGTTTCGGGATTTTCCCCATGTGCAATTCGGGAAGCCGATGCGTCAAAGCCCTGGACCAAAGGCGAAGGAATTGTTGACGAGCGGCGGTCCTCCCGCGGTCTGGCGTGAGGTCGGGGCGTTGTAAGGTCGGGCAAACCTATACCTGGGGGTGATCGTGGATTGGGTCAAAGTGAAGGCGATCGAATACGTATGGGCGTTGATCGTTGGGCCGTTGGCCGCGGTCATTGTGCAGGGCCTGAAGGCGTACGTGATTTGGGTCGAAAGTCTCAGCGCATGGCGCAAACGGGCGTTTGTGGTCGTCACGGTCACGGTCCTGACGCTCCTGGGAGGCGTCACCGGGGTCGACTTTGGGTTGAAGGGCGACGACCTATCCGTCCTGGCGAACATCGACGCGGAGGCGATCAAGATCGTCCTCGGGTCCGTCTTTGCGATGGGGTTGCACGCGGTCAAAAAGCAACTCGGGAAGTAGCGCGAGGTCGCACGGCGTACTGCGAAGTATCGCTCTAGACATTGACTTGTACCGGCGAACGTAGCATATTCCGGCCCTCGGGTCGCACACGGCGTTTGCGCGGACACCGCCTCCCGTGCCGAGGAAAACCGTCTTAGGACCAGTGACGCCGACTCCAAAACGGCGGTTCATGCGCTAAAGCCTCGGGTGTGTTCCGGGGCTTTGTCGTTTCCTGGCGTGGTCATCCATTGATTTACAGCGGCCTCGGGTATAAGATGGGGCGTTCGCCTTTGCGACAAGGGGAACGCTCGGGCCTTCTTTGGGTCTCCCGAGCCGCTATGAACACACCATAGTGGATCAATCCTGACCCTCCCGCATCGACTTGAAGGGCAAAATTCCGGGCTCTGCCAACCTGCAACCCGGACAGGTAGAACGGTCGAAGGCGCGTTCCACGGTCGAATAGCATGACCGGTAGCCAACTCCCAAAGGCGAATCAGCAACAGGCGGGGCTGATCGAGCAGGGACCGCGATGCTAGCCGTGTGTCTTAACTGCGTGATCCTTCGGGGTCCGACCTACCAAGGCGAAAGGAGGGCGCTACGCGCCGGTCTCCTACCTGGGAATGGTCCCGCCATAGCCTACCGGGAAAGCCAAAAAAGAAAGTTCAAGAAAGTTAGAATTAACTGTTGACATTAGGCTTAGTCGGGGGTATTCTAGGGTGTCGGCCAGCGACGCCGAGTTGGTTCACCTAAGACGGAGGGTTTGGCAATGACCACGAAATACTACGCGCACGGCATTGGGCACATTCAGAAACACGACACCGGTTATTTGGTGTCCTTCTACGGACGGAGGGTGTGCCAGCAGATCGTTTCGACCATAGCCGAGGCGCGGGTAGCGTTGGCCGCGCTGGCAAAAAATGGAGGTGCCGCATGAACGGCCAATCCAGCGAACTGGACGATATGATCGCACGGGCCACGGACGCGAAGCTGTCCCGGATGGCTGAGTTCTTCCAAAGCTGGCAGCAGGTCGATCGCGGGTCGGATCTGGTCGCGGCGGTCCTTCGGAAGATTGACCAAGAGCTCGCCAATCGCCGCGCCGAGGACGGGTACCAGCGGCCGACGTTCTCGGTCCTGACGGGAGGCGACGAGGCATGTTAAGCAAGACGGATCTGGCGTATTACGGCGGTCGGGCGGCGCGGATTGAATCGCAACTCTATGCGATTGTGCCGATCCTTTCGCAGATTCACGGGCTGGTTACCCATATGGCCGATCACGCCGGGGGATTGGTCGAAGTCCTCGGCGGGATGACGGGACCGGAAGCGGCCGAGGTTCGGATGGCGATGGAGAAAACCCGTGCCGCGTTGGTCGCCGTGGATCTAGACTTTGAGTCGGCGATGAATAGCTTAGACAGCGCACGTTTCCGCGCCAATGCGACGGCGCAACTTACCACCCCGCACCTGATGACGGGAGAGACGGAATGAAAACGAGCAACAGCATTACGGCGATTGCCCCGGCCCTAGTGGCCGCGGCGGCAGAACTAGGACCGGTGGCGAAGGATGCGACCAACCCCGCGTTTCGGAACCGCTACGCGACCCTCGATGCGATTATGGAGGCGGTGCGGCCGGTCCTGGCGCGGCACGGGTTGGCGGTGATTCAGACGGGGACGACGCCGGAAACGATCGACGGGAGGCTGACGTCGGTCGGGGTGGAGACGATGGTGCTCCATAAGTCGGGCGAATGGATCGCGGCGGCGGTCACGTTGCCGGTCGAGAAGTTGACGGCGCAGGGCGCGGGGTCGGCGATTAGTTACGGGCGGCGGTACGGGATTTCGGCGCTCCTGGGGTTGACCGCGGAGGATGACGACGGGAACGCGGCATCGGCCCGTCCCGCAGCGGCGACGATCACGCATACGCGAGCGGTCGAGGCGTCGCCGGAACCGGGGCAGCGACTCTATCAGAACGTGCCGGATACGCCGCGAGCCAAGCCGTTTAACGGGTCGGTCGGCGAGGCGATGGCGTGGAAGATCCCGTTCAAGAAGTCGAAGCATTTCGGGAAGCCGTTGTCGGAGCTGGCGCAGGAGGATTTGGAATCCCTGCACGATTTCCTCCGGAAAGATCCGGAGAAGTTTGGGGACATTATCCAGCGGGTACAGGCGGTCCTTGAACACTATTTCGCGGAAGATTCCAATAACCCGCCGCCAGTTGAGGACCTACCGTTTTGACGATCGGCGTACGATGCGACGTCCGGATGCCTCCGGGTCGGGTATGCGCGACGCCGATGCATGAAACGATCGACCACCTCGGGCGCGTTTCCTGGACGTGCCCGCGGTGCGCGTGGCGCAAGGCGGGGCGGTGCTGGCAATGCGGGGCGACCCGGACAAATGACCGCAAGGCGGGGGTCTATTGCGTCCATTGCGCGACGCGAAACAGCGTGCAAAAAAAGACGCGGTATGCCAAGTCGGAAATGGGACAGCATAAGCGCCGCCTCTACGAACGGCAGCGCAGCCGACGGGCCGACGTGCGGGAACGTAAGGCGGCGCGGCTCAAGGCGTGGCGGCACGCGGACCCGAGCCGATTGGCCGTTCTGGCGGCAAAGGCACGGGAGCGGTACTGGCGACAAAAGGCCGAACGGGCCGCGGAGGTGCCAAATGCGTCGGACGTACGTTGAACTGTTTGCGGGGGCCGGTGGGTTGTCCCTGGGGTTAAATGATGCGGGATGGCGACCGATCGCGCACGCGGAAATTGAGCGCCATGCCCGAGCGGTTCTCCGGGATAAATGGCCGTTCCTGCCGTTGCACGGGGACGTCCGCCAGATCGATTGGACCCAATACCGTGGGGCGGTCGATTTGGTGGCGGGTGGTTCGCCGTGTCAAGATTTGTCGATCGCCGGGAAACGGTCCGGGTTGGCAGGGGAACGGTCTGGGTTGTTTTACGAATTGGTCCGGGCGTGGAATGAAACGGCCGCGCCGTACTGCTTATGGGAGAACGTCGATGGGTGTCGATCCAGCAACAACGGGCGGGATTTTGCCGCGGTATTATCTGCCTTCTTGGGAGTCGCGGTTGCTGTTCCCGCGGACGGATGGCGAAGCAGCGGTGTGGCAGCAGGACCGCACGCCGTCGCCTCCTGGCGGGTGCTCGATTTACAAGAGTTTGCTATCCCGCAACGCCGAACGCGGGTCTTTATGGTTGTTGCTCGAACCGGCGGCGTCGATCCCGCCGAAGTATTGGGTCTCACCTCGCCAGATGGCGAACGTCAGCCGACGGACGAGCAAGTGGAAGGGCCATTCTGGAACGGAGGAACCGTCGTTCCTGCCCTAGATATTTCCGGAATTGTGAAACAGCAGACGATGCCAGAAAAGGGGCGACTGTGGGCCGTCCGCGGCGAGCAATGGGTACCCGTCGTGTGGAGCGCCGAGGTCGACGAAGATTTAGAGGAATGTCCACAATGCGGCGGGACGTATCCGGACTGCCCGTGCCCTAGACCAACGCAGGACTACCCGTATCGCGAAACCGACGGCCAGTTGGAAGCCCTAGTTCCGTGGCTGCGACGGTTGACGCCCATCGAATGCGAACGCCTGATGTCCTGGCCTGATCGGTGGACGGAGGTCGGACGGGACGATAACGGGACGGTCTACAAGCTCCCGGATACGGCGCGATATAAGCTTTGCGGCAACGGGGTCGGGTCAGTGGTCGCCGAATGGATTGGGCGACGGATAATAGAAAGTTTGGAAAACGCCGCAAAAGACTGTTGACATTACAGAAAACCGGTATACTTTCATCATATCGGCTGGCGACGCCGAGCGGTTTTCACCTAAGACGGAGGGTTGCACGATGACGAAGCACGAAGCCCTGGCGCAGGTTCAGCAGGACATTGCGATGGCGATGGGCCGCCTCGCGTTTTTCGCTGCCGAGACAGCGGCGGTTGCCATTGAGGATATGGAAGGGCGGGAATGGACCCGCGAATCGACGCAGGAACGGCTGCGTCAGATGCGCGAAACTGAAAAGTGGCTGTACAACGATTTGGCGCAGGAGGTGGCCGCATGAACCGCCACCTCATTGATCCGGCGCTCGACCTCATCCCGCTGCGGCGGGATGGGGCGGTCAGCAAGACGCGGCGCTTTGACACGTTGTGCGGGGTGTCGGTCGGGATGCTGGGCGTGGCGCGAGGGATTACGGGTCAGACGATCTGCCCGGAATGTCTGTCGATTGCGGCGGGTCTCGGAACGGAGGTGGCCGCATGACGCTCGCCGACTTTGAGATGATGCTTAAGCGTCACGATTGGCTGTATTTCATGGCCGAAGGGAACGCCTATAGCCGGGGGAAGCGCAGCAGCGAGGCCATTGCCTTAGCCTTGCGGCAATTTCTGAATGGCCCGGATGCGGTCGAAGCGCAGCGGTTGTTTGATGCGTACGCCGAGGAGGGGAAAATCGAATGGCTCTAATCGACCAGCAAATCGGTCTCGATCTCAAAGAGCGCGGCATGGCGCAAGCGCGGGAGGCGCGGGACGTCCACGAATGGCGCAAACTGTTCCGCGCCGCGGTGGTCTATCTGGCCTCGATTGGCGACCCGTTTACGTCGGAGGACGTGATTGAGTTGGTCGGGTTGCCGCGGGAAGATGGGACGATGAACGCGAATAACGCGGTCGGGGCGATGATGAATGCGCTGGCCCGAGCGGACGTGATCGTAAAAACCTACGAACGGAGGCAGTCCATGCGTGCTACGTCACACGGGCGGGAGATCGCCGTCTGGATCGGCAAATGAGCGGCGATTTGTGGCAGATGGCGCGGAACGGGACGACGTTGCTCCCTGGCGAGGCGCGAAAACTGGCGCTGGCCTACGACAAAATGCAAAACATGCTTGCTGTTGTGGAAGCGGAACGGAATGCGTTATTGCAAGAAAAACGTGAACAAGATCAGCAATGGGAAGAAACAATGAATCGAATAATGCCAGATGATGTCGATCAAATACGCAGACAAGAAGAATGGGAAATTATTCGCTCATTTGGTTTGAACCATGACGACGGAACGTCTATCGCTGAACACGCAATGGCCCGTGAAATTCGAAACCTTCGAAACATTCTTGCTGCCCTTAGAGGACCAAGCGAGACCGTGCTCAAGGCGGCGTTACAAGCAGACGATTTCCTTGCCTATGGGGCGGCGACCCGCGGCGTGCTGGCGGCAGCTATCGCGGCGGCAGAGCAGGAGGTGGGCAATGCCTGATACGACAACCTTTGCCGTGGTCGACGGGGTGGCGCGGATTACGATGGCGTCAGATGTGCTATGGCTTGTCGGGATTTTGGTATTCTTTGGGATTTATGCGACGTTTACGACGGGGCGGGATACCGTCCTCGACATCCTTTTTCGTCTTTCGATGTGGTACAAATGAGAACGGTTGACACGATCCTTGCCGATTTCCAACTCCACGAACCGGTACCACGGGCGATCCTGGAACCGCGGCTGATGCGGATCGCGGCGTATGTCAGGGATTATGAGCGGTCGTACGAACTGCTGTCGCAGACCCTGCAAAAGCGGACTACGGCGATGCGGGAGGCCGAGGACCGGGAGGTCGTGACGGCCAAAGACAACGAGGGGCTCCGGATTCAACTGGCGGCATATACGTCGGTGGTCCTGGCGGTCCTCAACTGGCACGGGGCGCTCGGGACCAAAGACGAGGTGCAGCGGATGGCCGAGCTCCGGGAAACGGTGGCGATGTGGCAAGCGCGGTCGGCGTTGCGATGATTCCGGGGAAAGCGCCGCGTCAAAAACCGCGGCACCTGGAATCCATCGAGCAACGGCTCTTTGTGCAGCGGTTTCGGATTGATCCGGAAACGCGGGATTTCCCAGCGTGTGCGATCCCGAACGGGGGACGACGCGGGGCGCGGGAGGCGGCGTTGATGAAAGCGGAAGGCGTGACGGCGGGTGCGCCGGATTGGATTCTGATGGTCCCGCGGTCGCCGTTTTGCGGCTTGGCGTTGGAGTTTAAGCGACCAGACCAAGCGCCGCGGTTGACGCCAGAGCAGAAATTATTTCACGCACGGCTTGTTTCGGCAGGGTGGCGGGTGGAAATTGTCAAAAGTGCCGAAAGCGCTTGGGCCATCCTTTCGGACTATTTGCGATTGGGGGAACGATGAGCGAGGCGGCAAAGGATTTGAGCGTCGCGGAAACCGCACGGATTGTCGGCGTCAGTCGGGCGCGGGTGTATCAGCGGATCGCGGATTACGATGGGGATAATGCGCGGTCCCTGGAAGCGGTCACGCGGGAAAGCAAACGACCGGGGACGCGGGACGGGCGGCAACTGCGTATCCCGATCGCGGTCGCGTTGTCCTGGCGAGCAGAACGCGAGGCGGCGGGTCAAATAGTTGGAGTGGTCCCTCCGGAAGTCTCGGACCAGTTATTGCCGCCGCCGCCGATCCCGCCATCCGCGGAAATCCCGGTCGGCCTTCCGGCCTTTCGGCCATTTTAGGTTTTACCTTTTTGTTAAAATAACGATTATGAACACGTTGGGCGCACGGATTCGGACGACGCGAAAGGCGATGAAGTTGTCACAGACCGACCTCGGCATAGCATTAGCGAATCGGTTACAGCGGCCGAAGGCGTTTTCGGTCGGCACGGTCCTTGGATGGGAAAAGGGGGACAGCGAACCGTCCCTCGATGCGATTTTTGCGATGGGGCAGATGGCGCATGTTTCGGCGGCATGGCTGGCGTTTGGTGATGTGGCGTACCGGATCACGATGGATCATCCGCAACAGACACCGGGAGAGGATCATGCAGACGAAAACGCGGCAGGATTCGGACGACACGTATCGGCCGGTGCAGACGTTGCGAGCGATGACGCACGGACGGCGCATTGAGTCGCGGATCTATCTGGACCACCTTACGGCGGTCATCCTGGCGCGGTTGGTCCGGGAATCGACCGAACCGATCCTTTCCGGCGTTCTGACGGCACGATGACGCAAAACCTACCAATCGCAAAGCTCAAGCCAAATCCGAGCAATCCGCGGATCATTAAGGATGAGAAATTTCGGAAATTGGTGCAAAGCATCAAGGAGTTTCCGGAAATGTTGCAACTTCGTCCGATCGTGGTCGATGCGGACCTGATGGTCCTCGGGGGCAATATGCGCCTGAAGGCTTGTCAAACGGCTGGACTTAAGGACGTGCCGGTGGTGATTGCGTCCGACCTAACGCCAGAACAACAGCGCGAGTTTGTCATTAAAGACAACGTTGGGTTCGGGGAATGGGAATGGGACGCGCTGGCAAATAAATGGGACGTGGACCAACTCACCGCCTGGGGCCTCGACCTGCCGAGCTTTGAGTCGGAACCCGTCACTGGACAGACCGACCCGGACGAGGTACCGGAACCGCCGGCCGAGCCGGTCATTAAACCGGGCGATTTGATAGCGCTCGGCGACCACCGGCTGCTTTGCGGCGACTCAACGGACGCGATTGGCTGGGATCGGCTTATGGCCGGAAGGAGCGGACAAATGGTTTGGACCGATCCTCCATACGGCGTCAATATGGAAGAAGTCAATGCGTCATTAGCTCGCGCTGGGAAACGAAGTATGACTCGTGAAGTACATGGTCTATCTAACGATAGCCTAGACGAGCACGGTCTAGAACAACTGCTGCGTGGGTCGCTTGGCCTAGCCTTTACGCATTGCGCCGATGGCGCTGTCTGGTATGTAGCGGCTCCGCCTGGGCCGCTATATACGATCTTCGCGCTGATAATTAAAGAGTTTGGCATTTGGCGGCAGACACTCCAATGGGTAAAAGATGTTTTTGTGCTCGGACGCTCGGACTATCACTACCGGAACGAGCCGATCTTTTACGGCTGGAAACCCGGAGCCGCTCATTATTTTGTGAATGACCGGACGCAGGATACGATCTGGGAAATTCCACGACCGAAGAAGAACCCAGATCATCCGACCATGAAGCCTATAGAACTAGTCCAACGGGCCATTCTGAATAGCTCAAAACCTGGCGACCTAATTCTTGAACCGTTTGGTGGGTCTGGTACGACCCTGCTAGCCGCCGAAACCACGCAACGCGTGGCGGCGGTCATTGAACTCGATCCGCGGTATTGCGATGTGATCGTGCGGCGGTGGCAGCAGTTTACGGGACGGACGGCCACCTACGCCGACACCGGCCAGCCGGTCGCCTTGACATAACTGAGGGGGAACTGTGGCAACGACAAAAAACCTCCGGCCCTTTAAGCCTGGACCAGATGACCGGCGCAATTTGAAGGGCAGACCGCCAAAATTGCCAAAACTAGACGAATTGCTCGCCACGGTCATGGCCGAGGAGCGGAACGGACTGACCGCGGCCGAGGCCGTCCTACGGTCTCTTTTGGTCAAAGCGACAAAGGGGGACGTTCGAGCGGCTGAGGTGTTGCTTGATCGGGCGTTCGGGAAAGTCAAACAACCGACGGATATCACGTCAGGCGGCGAACCGATTCGGGTGGTGCCACCAATTGTCTGGTCAGATGAGGGCGAGGGATGACAGTGGCGGTCGAACCGGTCGCGATCGAGCCGGTTCGGTTGTTGCGACACTACCGACGGCTGTTTGATCCGCAGCCGTCCTGGCGGTATGCGTTCATTACGGGTGGTCGCGGGTCGGGCAAATCCTTCCATACGGCGCTGGCCCTGCTCAACCTGACGTATGAGGCGGGGCACGTCATCCTATTCACGCGGTATACGATGGTGGCCGCAGACGTGTCGATCATTCCGGAATTTCGGGAAAAGATGGACCGCCTCGGGGTGTCGGACGATTTCGAGATCACCAAAAGGGAAATCGTCAACCGGAAAACCGGGAGCCGCATTCTGTTCCGCGGCATTCAGACGTCAAGCGGGAATCAAACGGCGCGGCTCAAGTCCATTCAGGGCGTGACGACGTGGGTGCTGGACGAGGCCGAAGAACTGGTTGATGAGCGGACGTTTGAGACCATCGACCTGTCGATCCGTCATAAGACGTTGCCGAACCGCGTGATTCTGGTGCTCAATCCGGCGTCGGAGGAGCATTTCCTGCACCGGTTGTTTGTGCGGTCGCCGCGGTCGGACACGTTGTATATCCATACGACTTGGACGGATAATCGGCAAAACCTATCGGCGTCGTTTATTGAACGGGCGCTCGAAACCGAGGCTAACGCGCCGGAACGCTACGCTCGGATCTTCCTGGGGAAGTGGGGCAGCGATACCGGGGGACTGTTGTGGACCCGTGCCGAGGTCGAACGGTCCCGGATTTCTAAAATACCGGAAGATTTGACGCGGGTGCTAGTGGCGATCGACCCCGCGATCACGGCCAAAGAGACGTCAGACGAAACGGGTATTGTCGTTGTTGGGGTGGATCGGAACCGGCGCGGGTACGTATTGGAGGATTTGTCGGGGCGGTATTCGCCGAACGATTGGGCGTCGGTGGCGTTGACAGCGGCGCGGAAGTACAACGCCTCGATCGTGGCCGAAACCAATCAGGGCGGGGATATGGTGACGTCGGTGTTACGGTCCCTGGGGGATCGGGCGCATGGCGTCCGGATCATTGACGTCAAGGCGAGCCGCGGGAAGCTGGCACGGGCCGAGCCGATCTATAGTCTGTATCAGGAAGGGCGGGTCTTTCACGTTGGGCATTTCCCGGCCTTGGAGGCGCAGATGCTGCAATTCAACCCGGACGCCATGACTGTCTCACCCGATCGGGTGGACGCGCTGGTCTGGGGGTTGTCCGCGTTGATGTTGAAACCGGCCACGCCGTTCGTGATTTGAGGTGTCAAGGTCGAGGCGTATAATCCGTTGACGATGTAAAGGAAGCGCCGTAGGATTGACGCAGGGCGTGGTGCGCCACGCGATTTATGGCCCGACGATTGGGGGCGAGGTGTCCGACCGGACGGCAGAAACGATAGGCAGTCGCGTCGCTCGCGCATGGCAAGTCTTGCGCGGCGTGGAAACCGCAAACGGTGCGGCGACCCGTGCGGTGATGCCGACGACGTATCCGAATATGCCGGGAGCCGTGGGGATGGGGTCGATGTCCCTAGTGCGGACGGCGAATCCGCAGGAATATAAGCCCGATGGCGCGACGATTCGGACGAAAGGCTTCGGGGCGCATCCGGTGGTCCATGCGTGCATCCGCGTCGTTGCGGATATTGTGGCGTCGGTGCCGTTGGTGGTGTTGACGGAAAAGGGAAACCAAGAAAGTCGCGTCGGGGACAATCACCCGCTACAGCGCCTCCTGGATTACCCCGGCCCTCGATTGACGGCGCGGATGTTTCGGGCGCGGTACGCGGTCGATTACATGGGATACGGCAACAGTCTGCACCAAATCGAGCGCCGCGGCGGCGTTGGGTTGCCGGTCGGATTGCGGCCGATCAATGCGGAAAGTTTGCAGACGGTGTGGGTCGATGAGGAAGGCGACCCGCGGCGGTACGATTACGGGAATTGGGCGGGTGTGGTGGTGCAGGTGCCGGTTGAGGACATTCTACACTTCCGCGACCTTGATATGCCGCGGCCATTTGTGCCAGACGTCTTTGGGTTCCCTCGCGGCGCGACGGCGATTGCGTCGATGGCTGCGGATAATGAGGCAACGAACTACGTGCGGCAGGTCGTCACAAATGACGGCACGCCGACGTTCGCGGTGATGCTGGCCGATGAGGCGACGCAGGACGACGCGCAAGCGATGCAGGATCGGTATCGGGCGCGGGTGGTCGACCGCGGAAAGCGCGGAACACCAGCGTTCTTTGGGTCCGTCAAAGACATTAAGCCGCTCGGATTTACCCTCAGCGACTTGGAGTTTCCCGACCTTCGCCGCGTGAGCCGCGAGGACATTTGCGCGGCCTATGGGGTCGATCCGCGGATGATCGGGATCGCGTCGGCGACGTCGGACGCGGGGTTGTCTGGGGCGCAATATGCCGAGGCTCGGGCGCGGTTGGTGCAGCATACGATCGAACCGATGCTGTCGTCGATTGAGGACGAGCTCAACCATTGGCTTGCGCCGGAATTTGGCAACGTCTGGATTACGTATGACCACGACGTGTTGCGGGATTTGGTCGAGAACGACGACGAGACATCGACGCGGGTACGGGCTGAGTTTGCGGCCAGCCTTCGGACGTGGGAAGAATCGCGTCGGGCGCTCAAGTTGTCGCCATTGCCAGTGCCGACGGACACGTTGCAGATGACGACCGGGACGCAGTTGGTGCCAGCAGCGGCGGCGGTGATTGATCCTCGGGCGGTTATGGACGAAGCGCCAGCGACGGATAACGAGATGCCAGCGGTCGGTCCTGGCGCAATGGAAACGAGCGCGGAAGCGGATACGATCGACGCGGAGGAAGCGGCGGCGGGTCAGGGCCAGCAGCAGGGACGCTCGATGCGGATGATGGCGCGGACGTTTGCGGAGGATGCGCTATCCGGCGATCAGATTGAAGCGTTGATGGAATTGATCGAGTCGGTGGTCGAGGGTGAATTGCCGATGGAAACGGCAAAGGCCATCGTTTTGGCGGCGTTCCCAAAGCTTAAGCCGAGCGCGGTCGATTTGATGTTCGCGGCGTTGGTCGGATTTGAGCCGGAACCCGAGGAACCGGAAGCACCGGAAGCGCCGGAAGCGCCAAAAGGCGAGGATTCGATTGCCACGATTGCCGCGCCACCGGCCGAGATGGGGCGTCCCTGGTGGGTGGAGATGGCCGAGGCGGGGACGTTGCAAGACGATCCGCGGTATCGGATGTGGCAGCGTGCGATGGACGAATTGAATCAGCGCGAGGGGAAGTTTTATACCGAGGCGCGGGACCAGTTTGCCAAGGACGCGCAGTCGGTGGAGATGCTGTTCGCGGAAGGCGTTCGACAGGCCAGCCGTCGGGCGTTCAAGACGAACAAGGAAATCCTGGACGAGATCAACCGCCGCATCCGCGAGAACTACCGCGAGGGCGGGGAATACTATACGCAGTGGCTGGAAGGCTACCTCGACCTAATCGGTCGGACGTATATGATCGGCGCGGAACAGGCGGCGGGGATCAAGTTGTCGTTCTCGCTGCAATCGCCAGAGGTCGTGCGTGCCGTCGGCAATCGGTCGGCGCGGTTGGCCGAATTGATTGGCGAGGAAACGGCGAAGCAGGTGACGGCGGCGATCCGTGCTGCGGAAGTCGCTGGATTCAGCGTTGCGGAAACGGCGAAGCTGATACAGGCGTCGGTTTACGGCGAGAACATGACGGACGTTCGGGCGACGCGGATAGCGCGGACGGAATCCGCGGGGGCGATGTCACAAGGGTCGTGGGACCAAGCGCAGGAACTGGGGATCTTCCAGAGCAAGGAATGGTTGGCGTTTGAGGACAACCGGACCCGCGACACCCATTTGTTTTGCATGGCGCAAGGACCGATCCCGATGGACGAGATGTTCAGCAACGGGTTGCAGTATCCGTTGGACCCCGCGGGGGATGCTGGCGAGGTGATTAATTGCCGGTGCGTCCTGGCATACTACGACACGGCGGTGGAGACCAATGCCAAATAATCGAGGCGCGACTATGCGACCGGTGCAGTATCTTATCAGCGACTGCGCGTTGCAGATCCGCGCCGATGGCGAATTGCCGCCGGGGATTGCGGGTCGGGTGTCGGGCGTGGCGTTGACGTATGACGTGGTGGATTCGTACCAGACGACGTTTGCTCGCGGATGCGCGAAGCGGTCGATTGACCTTAAGGTCAAGGCGCGTAAGGTGCCCCTCCTAATGGATCATTCGCGGACGGTCGGGGCGCATGTCGGGGTGGTCGCGTCGATGGTCGATTCCGGGGATTCGTTGGTTATGACGGCCGATCTCTTTGATACGCCAGACGGTCGGGCGGCGTTGGATTACGTCAAGACGGTTATTGCCGCGGGTGCCAGCACGGGCTTTTCGATCGGGTTTGTGCCGCGGCGGTCGGATATGGCGATGGTCGACGGAAAGCCGGTGGAGCGGTTCCTTGAAATTGAACTGCGCGAAGTGTCCTTGACGCCGATGCCAGCGGTTCCTGGCGCGGACGTGATGGGCGCACGGAATGGGGAGGGCGACGAGCGGTCGGACGTCGAACTCCTGGAAGTGGCGGCTGTGGCGGCATTGAATGCTTTACCGGAAAGCGTTCGCGCCGCAGTCGTTGCACGCTACCAGACCCTAGCCTCAGTGGATTCGACGACCGCGACGATTCGCGCTTCCGTCACCCCTGAGACGGCCCCTGAGGTGGCGACTATGGCGGCACGGCTCAACGCGGTGCGGCAATCGTTTCTCACCCCGGCCCGTTAGGGCGGGATTACACGGAGCATACCATGAAGGCACCACTGATTAGCAAGAACCGTCAGGCGAACGAGCTGCGCGAACAGGCGCACAAGATTCGCCACGATCTGATGGACGCCAGCGTTTCGCTGTCGGCCGAGCAGGTTGAGAAGATGACAGCGGAAATGCGGGCGCTGGAAATGCGGGCGCAGACCGCGGCCGAGTTTACGCCGGATGCTGAGATCGACCGTCAGGGCGGCGACGAAGGGCTGGTCCGTATGGACGTCGGCGCGAAGGCCGAGCGGTCGGAGTTCCGCAATATGGCCGACGCGCAGGGCGAGGTGCGGCATGTAATCGCCAAGGCGTTCCCGTCGATGGGTAGCTACATCCGTGCCGCGACCCGCGGTCCTGGCAACCCGCGTGAGGCCGAGGCGCTCAAGGCGGTCGACCAGTTTACGCGCACGATCACGGGTTCGACGAACGGCGGCGAGTACCTGCTCCCGCTGACGCAGGTTCCGGAGATTTTTTCCGTCGCGAACCAGCAGCCGGGTCTGTTTCAGTTGGCGCGGAGATATTCGGTGCCGGGGCGCTCGCTTCGCATCCCGTACCTGGTGCAGGACGAGGGCACGACGGTCCTTAACCGTCCGATGGCCGGTAAGATTGCCAACGTGACGATCGTCGGCGAAGGCTCAACCAAGCCGACCCGCGAGCCGACGTTCGGGCAGCGCCTCCTGACCATGTACAAGTACGCCGCGATCACGCAGTTTGGCGACGAACTGCTGGGTGACGACTTCACGGGCGAGCTTCCGGCCGAAGTCACGACCGCGGTCGGTGGGCAGATCATTAACAAGCTGAACGAAGATATTACGATCGACGGCACGGGTAGCAACGAGCCGCTCGGCGCGTTCAACACGAACAACACGGCGCTCATTAAGGTGACCCGTGCAACGGCGTCGACGTTCGGCGCGGTTGATGCGTTCAAGATGTATCAGGCGCATACGCACGGCCCGAACAGCGTGTGGATGGTGACCCGTAACGCGATGGCGGCGCTGTTCGCGTTGCAGGCGACCAACAACACGATGGTCACCTGGATTGCCAACCTACGCGACAAGCCGACCATGCTGCTGCTGGGTCTCCCGGTGGTCGTGACGGACCTGCTGCCGTCGCTCGGAAGCGAAGGCGACATTGCGCTGGTGAACCCGGACTTCTACGCGATGGGCCTTCGTCAGGCGCTGACCGTCGAGTCCTCGATCCACGTCGCGTTCATTCAGGACGTGACGACGTATCGGTTCGTGGCGCGTGGCGGTGGTATCCCGCTGCCGACCTCGACGTATGCGTACAAGGTGGACGGGTCGGGCAACAAGGTGAACCCGCATTCGCCGTTCGTCGTCCTGGACGACGCGGTGACGCCGTAACGTAAGACCTGAGACGCCGGGGGGGATGTCACCCCTCCCGGTGGTCTCGGGGTAGTGTTCACGATTACCGGAGACAAGCGTGGCCCTGCCGACCGTTGGTGATCTCAAATCGTATCTGCGGATCGAAACGACCGCGGAGGATACGTTGCTTTCGGCGTTGATGGGTCGGGCGAAGGCGATGTTGGAGCAGTGGATTGACGTGCCGATTACGGCCGAAACGCAGACCGCGATTGATCGAGCGGACGCGACGGCGGTGCCGGTCACGTCGTTGGTATTTCCGCGGCGTCCATGTACGGTATCGGCGGTGGTCGATACGGACGGCGTAACAGTGCCCACCACAGATTATTGGACCGACGGCAAGTCGGGCGTCATCTACGGAAAGGATGGCGTCACGTTCCCGTTTGGTCCGTATACGATTACGGCGTCGGTCGGTTTGACGCTTCGCGCCGATTATGCGCGGCTGGAACCGTTGCTTTCGGAAGCGATCCTCGATCTCGCGGCCGATCTGTACCAGCGACGTACGCCTGGGGCGGCGACGGAGACGGCGGCGGGAACGACGGTGCATTGGGACGCGAGCCGGGAAACGGTGGCGCGGATCATGAAAACGCTGCGGCTGTTGCGCCTTGGGGTCGCGCAATGACGGTCGTTCCTGGCCTTTTGGATCGGCGGTTGTCGTTTTACGAACGACAGGACGGGGGCGCGGACGGATTCCAGCGGCCGGTCTACGTCAAGACGGGCGAATTTTGGGGACGGATCGACGATACCGCGGACCAGCAAACGGTGCCGTTGTCGCCGCAGTCGCACATGGAAAGCCGCACGACGGCGGTTGCGACGGTCGCGGATTACGTCGACGTGTCAAAATTTGGCATCGTCCGGATCGGCGACGGGCCGTTGTATTATGTGCGCGGGGTCTTTGTACAACGGGCGATTCGATGCCAGCGGATTAGCCTGGAAGCGGTCGACCCGACACAATCGGCAACGTTTGCGTTGTTTGAGGACGTCGAAGTGCAGGACGGGACGCATTTGGTGACGGGGGCGGCGACGTGAGATACGATCCGTGCAACCTCCGGACGATGTGCGGCCACGATTTGCGCCGCGGCGCGTGGTCGCCGACCGATATTGCGCGAGCCGAGGGATTGGTTGCGGAGTTCGGCGGCATTATTTCGCATTATATCGGCTCCACTGGGGCCGGTCCTGGCGTGGAATGGATCGACCCGACGGGCGAGCATATTGTCGTTGAGGGGTCCGATATATCGTCCGTCCTGGCGATCCTTTCCGCGATGCTCCGCGACTGTGACGCGAAGGTCACCGGTCCGGCGATTCTTCCCACCTCCCTTGACTAGGGGTATTCATGGCCGCGTTTAACAAGTTCGACGCCTTCGTGGAGGCGCTCGCCGAGAAGGTGCATAATCTCGGGTCCGACACGCTCAAGGTGTATCTCACAAACGACACGCCGTCGGCATCCGCGGATGCGGTCAAAGCTGACCTCGCGGAAATTAGCGCCGGAAACGGGTATACGGCGGGTGGCAATACCGCGGCGCAGACCAGTTCGGCGCAGACGGGCGGGTTGTATAAGCTGGTCCTCGGTGATCCGGCGTCCTGGACGGCGGCGGGTGGCGCGATTGGGCCGTTCCGGTATGCGGTGCTGTATAACAGCACGACCGCGGGTGGCAACCTGATTGGCTATTGGGACTACGGGTCGTCCATTTCGCTCGCTTCGGGCGATACGTTCACGGTGGACTTCGATCCGACGACCGGCGTTCTGACCCTACAGTAACCCTTTGAGGTAATAGACCGATGCCCTTGTTAGCCGATCGCGTTAAGGAAACGACCACCACCACGGGCACCGGAGCGGTGACGCTGGGAGGCGCACCGACGGGGTTTCAGACGTTTTCCGAGGCGTTCGGAAACGGGGTGTCGGTCTATTACGTCATTGCGGGTGATGCGGAATGGGAGATCGGGATTGGGACGACGGCCAGCGGGTCGTTGTCACGTGATACCGTATTGCAAAGCACCAATGCGGATGCGCTGGTCCCGTTCTCGGCTGGCGTGAAGGATGTATTTTGCGCGTACGTTGCGGATCGAGCGGTCACTACGGTCGATGCGGCGACGCTCACAAATAAGACGATTGATAGCTTCACCAACTTTGTTGGCGCGAACCAACTGCACCTCAAAGCCAAGGCAACGGAAAACCTGGCGAAGGGTGACGTCTGCAAGGTCACGGGATGGAACGCGGGAGAAAACGCAATCGAAGTGGCAAAGGTCGCGAGCCCGACCGACATTGCGATCGGGATGACCGACGCGGTAATCAACGTCGGCGATATTGGAACGGTCGTTAACACGGGCACTATTGAGGGGCTGGACACAAACGCCTACACGATTGGCACCATTCTGTACCCGAACGCCTCCGGTGGGTTGACGTCAAGCAAACCGGCGAGCGGCCAATATCAGGCGTGCGCGTTTGTGTTGCGCCAGCAAGCAATCAACGGGGTATTGTACGTCGAGTTCACCAATCCGCAGTATGTCGAGGTCAGCACGGCGACGGGCAATACCCTGGTACTGCGCGACGGTAGCGGGAATTTCAGCGCCGGAACGATTACCGCGGCGCTTTCCGGAAACGCCACCACGGCGACGACGGCGGCGCAAGTCGCCAATGCGTTGACGGCGGGATCGTATTTGACGAGTGGCGGGACGTATAACGGGTCCGCAGCGCGGACGTTTGCGGTGGATGCGACCAGCGCGAATACGGCGAGCACGGTTGTGGCGCGGGATGCGTCGGGGAATTTCAGCGCCGGGACCATCACGGCAACCCTTTCCGGAAACGCGAGCACGGCCACCAGCGCAACAAGCGCAACGACGGCGGGAAGCGCGACGACAGCGGGGGCGTTGTCTCCTGGCGCGACGATCAACGGCACGACGTTTACCGGCGCATCCAATATTACGGTAACGGCGAACACGACAAATGCGTTGACGCTTGGCAGCGGGTTGACCGGCACCAGTTTTAACGGCAGCGCGGCGGTGACGGCGACCGTTGATGCCACGAATGCTTCGACTGCCAGTAAGATTGTTTCCCGAGACGCCAACGCGTCATCGTCATTTAAGAATGTAAAGCTTGATGGTACAACGTCTGGTACTGTAACTGTACAACCTGCCGCTGCCGCTGGTACATGGGCGCTGACGTTGCCGACAAGCGGCGGCACGAACGGGAACGTGTTGACGACGGATGGCACTGGCGCAACATCGTGGGCCGCAGCTACTGGTAGCGTCACACTTGCTGCAACCAGTACGAACGCCACGTTCTACCCGTTGATCTACAACGCTTCGACCGGAACGACCTCAACGGTAAATGTCGATACGGGATGGACGTTTAATCCATCGACGAATGCGCTAACACTTCCCGGTGCGTTGTCGCTTTCCGGACAGATTTCTACCAATGGCAACACAATTAATGTTGCCGGTGGAAATGTTCAGATGCTGTACGGAACAGTAGTAAATGCCACGATGCAAAACTACAGAGAAGCCTATGCAACGGCCACGATTTCTGTTGGAACATTATCTCTTGATTTGGCTTCGGCTCAGACATATCGAGTGTCAAGAAATGCTAACATCACGACACTGTCATTTACAAACCTGCCGGTAACAGCATATGCGTTTAGCTTTTCACTGATTTTTGACGCGAACGGCACTAGCTACACGATCACATGGCCAGCAGCGGTGAAGTGGCCAGGTGGCACCGCGCCGACGATCACGACTACCAGCGGGCGCAGCGACATGTTCGTGTTCTACACTAACAACGCGGGGACGACATGGTACGCCATGACGGCTGCGCAGAACTTTGTGACGACCTGACCGATGTTAGCTGATCGACTTCGCATGGCGGTAAACGCCAACTCTGTCCCACCGGCTGCACCGGGGCAACAGCTTTATAGCGTCGCTGGGACGTACAACTTTATTGTTCCAACGGGTGTAACGTCAATTTGCTTTTGCTGTGTTGGCGGCGGCGGCGCTGGAGCAAATGGGAATGTTTCAACTACTTCCACAACAAATGGAGGGTATGGAGCTGGCGGGGGCGGTCTTTTATACACTAATAACGTCAGCGTAACTCCCGGCGCGTCATACATTGTTGTTGTTGGAGCTGGCGGAAATCCAACCACAGGCGCTGCGGGAAACGGGAACCCAGGAGGAAGCAGCTATATCCAAATCTCTCCGTACCAATACACAGCCGCTGGTGGCACTGGTGGAACATTTTCTGCTGCTGGTGGCGGCGGTACTGGCGATGGCGGAGGCGCGAGTGGTGTCACTGTGATGAGTGGCGGCAATGGCGGGATTTCACGGTATTCTACAACACAGTGGTATGACGCTGGGTGGCAAAACTACTACTACGTAGGCGGTGGCGGTGGAGGCGGTGCTGCGGGATATTCTGCAAACGGTGGAGCTGGAGGAAATGCTGGAAGCGTAAATCTCAGCGTTGCAGCAAGCAGTGGAGCTACCAGTACCAACGGAGGAGGCGGAGGGTCTGGCGGCTGGTCTGGCGAAATTATTGATGGAGATAATGGTATATACGCTCCATATGTAACAGGCGGTGGCGGCGGTGGCGGTGTAGGAATGAAGGGGCTTGGAGTTTCAGGCGCCTTAGGTGGAAGCGGAAACGATACGGGCGTTGGAGGGTATGCTACATACCCGGCACAAGGCGGTGGTGGCGGCAGCACCAACGGCTATGGGACAAACACTGGCACAACGGGTGGGCAAAGTGTTGCCGGTGATGTTGGAGGGTCCGGAGGGTTCCCCGGCGGAGGCGGCGGAGGCGGAGGAACACAAGTGACATATATCCCTCCAACGCCATTCCCCGATAGCGCAACGTATGCAGTTGGTGGGCAAGGAGGAGTTGGCGCTGTACGCATTATTTGGGGCACAGGTCGATCATATCCTAACAACGCATCGGACGTATGAACATTCTATCTGATTCTGATCTGTTGGTAATCAAAGAGTTTAACAATCAGCCAGAAGGTTATCCGCTGACGTATAGCAACTTTCGTTTGATTAACCCGCAGGTCTCGTTCCCGGATACACCAGACAATTCATTTTTGGTCGATTTCGGATACAAGGTTTTTAAATTCACGAATCGGCCACCGGTCCCGCAGTTTGAGAATTGCGAGGACGGGCCGATTGTCTGGGATGCGGTAAAAGATGCGTATACCAATACCTACGTCTTTACGCCCTATTCGCAACAGCAGATGGATCAAGCACGACAAAATGCGATTGGCGGTTTGACGTACACGAAAAACCAGTTTTTGTATCAGTGTGATTGGACGCAACTGCCCGATGTGACGCTGACGCCGAGCGAGGTAGCGGATTGGCGCGTGTATCGTCAGCAGCTCCGTGACTATATGGACACCGTGGTCGACCCGTTTAACCCTCCCGCGTGGCCGGTGCCACCGGCATCTACCACCTCGGCTTAAGGGCGTCTTATGTCGGTCACACTAAATATCAATCTGAAAAACGATCTGCTGGACGGGATCGACACGGTATTTAACAACGGGACGCTAGAGATCCGGACGGGTGCGCCTCCTGGGGCGGGGGCAACGGCCACCGGTACCGTCCTGGTGACGATTACGCTGCCAGCGGATGCGTTCAATCCAGCGAGCGGCGGTCAGAAAACCAAGTCTGGCACATGGCAGGATCTTGCGGCTGACGCGACCGGCACTGCGGGATACTTCCGGATGACGAATACGGGCGGGAGCCGCGTCCTGGAAGGGACGGTCACGGCGACGGGTGGCGGCGGGGATATGCAACTCGACAATACGTCGATTGCGGTGGGGCAGCAGGTCACGGTCACGGCGTTCACGTTGAGCAGCGGCAACTAACTTAGGGGGCAATATGGCGGTCACGTATAGCACGGCCACGAAGTCGGCGCGGATGACGGCGGTAGCAAATCAGATTGACGGTGGCGCGGCGGCTGGTGTTTTGCAGATTGGGACGACCGGGATGGCGACGGTACTTGCTGAGATTACGCTCAATGATCCGTGCGGAACAGTCACGAACGGTGTCCTGACGTTTTCCGGGTTTCCGAAGTCGGACATCTCGGCTAACGCCACGGGTACGGCGGCAGCGGCACGTATCCGGGATAGCAACGCGGTCGACATCATTACGGGTCTGACGGTCGGGACGTCGGGGCAGGACATTAACCTGGACAACACCTCGATCAATACCGGCCAGACCGTCACGATTACCAGCGCGACGATCACGCACGCGCCGTAAGCCGGTAGTAGTAAACCGGTATGGCGCTTGGTACACCCACCGACGGCGGCGCGGCGTATTCCGCGACAAACGGCACATCGGTCGCGCCTGTCTATCCCGCAGGTATTGCGGCCAATGATGTGGTGTTGTTGGTCGTTGGGCAAAAGCCAAGCGCGGCAAACGGTGGCACGGTCACCACGCCGACAGGATGGACGCTTCGCGAATCGCTGACGGGCGCTGGAGGATATGGCGCAACGCTCGGCGCGGATACTGGCAACACCAACCTGTTCATTTATAGTAAAGACACAGTTGCCGGAACAGAAACAGGGACACTGACCGTCACGATCGGCGCGAATAGCGTCTCTTGGGCGCTCATTGTGCGTATTCCCACGGCGGGTGTCGGTGCCACGTTTGCGTATGGAAGCGCGGACGGATCGCGCACGACCGCGCCGACGAGTGGTGTGGCATTTACTACAGTCCTAACGAACGGGACAACCGCGCCAGCGTTGCAGTCGGGTGATATGGCCGTGTGGGCCATGTGCATTCCGACGGACGTCAACCTAAACTGGGCCAGTTTGCCAACCCTTACTTCCACCGGCACCACGTTTGCCACAGCGGTGGAGTTGGAGGAGCCGAACAACGGCAACGGCAACGACATTGGTGGGTATGTCGCGTATGCGTTAGCGACGGCGGGGACGAGCGCGGTCGCGCCGACGGTTGGCGTGACGGGCACGGGCACGATGACGAACGTGCGTGGCCCGATTGCGTTGGTTCGCGTGCGCGAGACGTTGCCGACAATTAGCGGCAGTTTGGCGGTCACAGAATCCGGCGCAGATACGTTTGCCGGATTGGGTGATGTCATTGTATCCGGCGCGTTTGCGGCGACGGAGACGGGCAACGATACGTTTGCGGCTACAGGAACGGTCGCATGGCCTGAGGTAACGGGCACGTTGGCGGCGACGGAATCCGGCGCGGATACGTTTGCCGCGACGGGATCGGTCACTGACCCGGCGATCACGGGCACGTTGGCCGCGACGGAATCCGGCGCGGATACGGCGACGATCGCGGGTCAGGTCATTGTTGCGGGGACGTTTGGCGCGACAGAATCCGGTGCGGATGTCCTGGCGGCGACGGGCACGGTTGCGTGGCCGACGATTTCCGGGGCATTGGCGGCGAGCGAAAACGGGTTCGATACGTTTGCGGCATTGGGCGCGGTTGAGATCCGCGGAATCCTAGCGGCGACGGAATCCGGCGACGATGCGTTTGCGGGGTCCGGTTCGGTTGTTGTTGCGGGGACGTTAAGCGCGACGGAATTGGGATCGGACGTTTTTGCAGCCGCGGGGACGGTGGAGATCCGCGGGGCGTTGGATGCGACGGAAACGGGCGCGGATACGTTCCTGGCGAGTGGCGCGGTCACAATCTCGGGCGCGTTGAGTGCGACGGAATCCGGCGCGGATGTCCTCGCGGCGGTAGGTCAGGTAGTGGTTTTCGGCGCGTTGGCGGTGACCGAATCCGGCGATGATGCGTTTGCGGCGGCGGGGACGGTCGATGTCCTTGGGGCGTTGGCGGGAGTCGAGGTTGGGTCGGATACGTTCCTGGCGAACGGCGCGGTTGAAATTGCGGGGACGTTGGCCGCGATTGAGACGGGAGAGGATACGTTCGCGGCGAGCGGGTCGGTCACCGATCCGGCGATTGTTGGGGATTTCGCGGCGGTTGAAGTCGGGACCGACACGACGGCAATAGATGGCCGCGTGCTGGTTGCGGGTTCTCTCGCGGCTGACGAAACGGGCGCGGATACGGCGGCGATTGCGGGGACAGTAGCAATCGCGGGGTCGGGGACGGCGGTCCTCGGACTCGATGTTTCGGCGTTTATGGAAAATACGTCGAACGTCACGGCCGTCATTTTTATCGTGCAAACGGTCGAAGCGTCGGTCACGTCGGCGGTTGACGGGTCGGCGGTCTGTTCCCTGATCGTCAATAGCGCGGCGACGGGGGCGGTCGCGAGTGCGGCGACGGCGACGGCGGCGTTGTTGGTAGATGCTGACGGGGCGGCGGCGGTCGATATATCGGCGGTGGGCGCGGCGTCCCTAGGGATTGAGGCGAGCGCCGCGGCGGTCACGAATACCCGCGGCGAGGGAGCGGCGGTCCTAGCGATCGGTACAGATGCGACGGGATCGGTAGCAATCCTGGCGACGGGTCAGGCGGGGTTGGTGGTCGGCGTCGCGGCGACGGGTCAGACGGACGGCAATGTTGCGTTTGTCGTCCTGACGATTGGCGTCACAGCGACGGTCTCGATTCCGGTGCCGGTGACGGTAGTTCCCGCTAATACGCTCCGAATTGCGGCAAATAAAGCAACAACCGGGGTGCGGGTGGTCGATCGTTTGTGTACGGCTATGCCGCGCATTTCGACGACGAAAACGGATAGCATTAATAGCGGCCCTCGGGTACGCACGACCAGCGTTGTGACGACGCGGCGGGTTCGGGCCGTGGCGTCCATTATTCCACGATAAAGCGGGGGCGGCATGAACGGGATACAAGCGGTCAGCGGATTGGACGACCTGTTTTATGACGTCACGTTGACGGACGAAAGCACGGGCGCGGCGTTAAATCCCGCGGCGGTATCCGCGGTCACGGTCGGGATGTGCCGTTTGAATACGACCACGCCGCTGGGTCCAACGGCCACGCAGTTGCTACTAAGCCAAGGCAACGGGCGGTGGACGGGATTGCATGACGACGCAAATATCTCGGCCGCGTTGACGGCGGGTGGTGTTGTGATTGGGCAGAAGTTTGACCTGATCTTGACGATTGGGACGCTTGGGGTCCGAAAGCTCGGAACGTGTCAACGGGTGGCGGTGGTCGAGGTTGGACCATAAGTCAATGGGTCCGTTGACGGTCGGGGGCAGACGGCCGAAATTACCGCAGGAGCCTTTCTAAGGAGCGTCCCGTTATGCTCGGAACCTTTCCGCTAAGTACCCTACCGCTGTCGTCCCTCGGGACGGTGGCGCTGGCGTTGTCGGCGGCGGTCGGGACGTTCAATAGTAGCGGTCAGACGGCGGCATTCCGTCTCAATCGAGCGTCCGAGGTCGGCGCGTTTGCGTTGACGGGCCAAGCGGCAACGACGACCCGCACGGGAATCGTCCCTGGAGCGGCGGGGTCGTTTGTCCTGGCGGGTCAGGCGGCGACGATCCAACGGACGGCGATAGTGTCTGGCGGTGCGGGATCGTTTGTCCTGACGGGTCAGGCGGCGACGGTTCAAGCGACGCGAGTTCTGGCAAGTAGCGCGGGATCGTTTGCCGCGGTGGGGTTTCCGGCGCAATTCCATACGATTCGGCAGTCCGGGGCGGCGGCGTTTGTCCTGACGGGGAAAGCGGCGACGTTTGCGACGGGGAACGGGGTGCAGGGTGGACCGGGAACCTTTGCGCTGACGGGACAGGCGGCGACGTTTGCCGCAAGTTTGAGCGTTGCGGGTGGTCCGGGGACGTTCACGGCGACGGGCCAGACGGCGGTGTTGCGCTACGGTCGCTCGATTACGGGCGGCGTCGGAGCGTTTCACGTCACGGGTCAGGCCGCGGAGTTGCTTCGCGGATACCAGTTTGGGGCAAATCCTGGCGCGTTTGCGCTATCGGGCCAAGCCGCGGGATTGTTGCGCGGTCGAGTTATTGGGGTCGATGGCGGTGCGTTTGCCTTGACGGGTCAGGCGGCGGCGTTTGCGGTCACGCTACGTATCCCGTGTGCTGTCGGGGCGTTGGCGTTGACGGGACAGGCGGCGCGGCTCGGCCGCGGTCGCGTGCTTATGGCCGATCGTGGCATATTTATCCTGACCGGAAATGCGGCTGGTTTGCAAGAAGATACGGTGGTCCGACTTCGCGGCCGGGATTTCTCCGGGTCGCAGTATCTGGTGCGGGATGAATCGGAGGGCTACTGGTAATGGCAACGCCTGTCACATATAAGCGAATCCACACGGCCAATGCGTTCCTGGCGCGGTCGGTGATCGAGCGGTATGACGCGACGACGGATGCGTATATTCCGTATACGAACGGGTCGGCGACGACGACGGTCGGCTACTATACGGGGATGGATGGCACGGGCGCAATTGCGGGGCTCACTGGATTGCCGATGGCCGAGGTGGCAGGAGCGCCGGGAACCTATGCGGCCACGGTGCCGTCGGCGTTGTTGACCGCGCTCACGCCGTACGACGGGCAGGTCATCTATCAGATCGTCCGAGCGGGGGCGACGAATAACCTGCAAGTCGTGACACCGTTGATGGTGACGGTGCCGCGGTGGGCGCAATGAGCGTCACGGTCGTCAATAAGAGCGGGGCGGTCCCTGGTCGATGGGATGACGCAAGCCGTTTGGGATTGGCGGCGGCGGTCAACGTCCTAAAAACGGCAGTCCTGAAAGAGTTTGGGTCGGACTACTATAAAGGCGGAGCGTTCCGCTCGACGTTGCAGGTCAAGCAATCGGTTCGGGTATTGCAGCCGTACAAGACGCCGAGCGGATGGGAAACCATTATCGGGACGAAGCATATTGAGGCGCTGTATTGGGAGCTTGGGCACCAGAACCGATGGACGCGGAAGTATGAACGGCGGCGTATTTGGGAACCGGCCGGGATTTCCAGCACGTCCGATATGCGGTCGGCGTACGGGCGCGTGGTGGCGCGAGTTATGGGGAAGGCGTAATGGGCCAGCAAAAGCCGAGGTATGTCGTCCCTGGGAGCCTGAATAAGGCGCAAGCGACCAATTCAACGGTCCAGATTTACGCGACAATCCGGCAGGCGTTGTTGGATTACGTGACGCCGCAGAAGGAGATGTTGCGGGAGATCGTGGGCGACCCGCCGCGGATCTACGTCCGGTCGGCACCGGACGGGGTAATCTTTCCCTACCTGACCCTGTTGATGTCGCGCACGTCCCTGGCGGCGTATAATGGGTACCGGGAGACGGCGTTGCTAGAAGTGCAGTGCCTTGGGCGTCCGGAGTCGCAGTTGCCGATGGTGGAAACGGCGATGGATCTGGTCGATCAATGCCTGACGGCATATACCAATCCCGCGTCGGGGTTGATCGTCGGGCGATCGCGGACGCGGGACACGGTGCCGATGTTTAGCGATCCCGCGGAATCGACGGTTGTTGGGGTAGTAGCGCGGTATGAGTTGTTTTTATGGCCCACAGTATTGACCTCTCGGGCCTAGGGTGCAGGGCGCAGGGTTCACTTTTTCTGAGGATATGACACGATGACGGCTCCACTTTCAGGGTATACCGCGACGCTCCCGGCCGACGTCGTGCTCGATTCCGGCCAGTTGTATATCGGTGCAACAGTCATGGGCGCGTTCAACGGGGGACTCAAGTTCGACCCCGGCGTCGAATACCGCAACATTGAGTTTGACGGCAAGCGGTCGCCAATCACGGCGCTGGACCGCAAGACGGGTTTCATGCCGAAGGTCAGCGGCACGGTCATTCAGTTGTCGACGGGGAACGTGGCGCAGATTGAACCGGGGGCGGCGTTGACGGTTGGCGGCGCGTGGACAGGTTCGACGTCGTATATGCCGAAGGATGCGGCGGGATTTCTGGCCGCGGGGGATTACCTGACGGACGTGCGCTGCGTCTGGCTTCGCGGCAACGGGAGCTTTGTGCAGGTCCGGTTTCCGTCGGCGCTTTGCACAAAGTATGACATTACGTCGCAGGACGGCGCGGAAATCGCGATTGCGATCGAAATCGAGGC